TCGATATAATTATCTTGTACAGCTACTTGATTTGGCATTGGGGTAATAGAGGCTGGGAAGCCCCCTCCAGATAATCCCATAATTTCTGTTTTTTTAGTTGTTGTTATTTTTTTATTTTAAATTTCAACTTAGAACTATCTGCGCCGGTAACAGCTTTTACTTTTAACCCATTAATAAACATATCACCATTAGCTTGTGGCCTTGGCTCATTTGTTATATTTTTAGATTTAGCCATCATATCTTTTACGGCATCGGCTTTACCTTGCTCATAAAAATGATTAGCTATTGTATCAGCATTGTCAGCAGCGTAAATAGCTTTGTGATAACCTACAGTATCAACAACTTCACCCTCATTGTTTAAGAACTTCTTAACAAACGTGTTTAAGTTTGACTGTCTTTCTGCAACATCATTAGCATTTGAAACATTGTATCTAAATTTTTTTTCTCCTAATTTAAACTCGAAACCTTCAAAGTTTTCTGAAAAAAGTTTTTTAGTACTATCTTTAAATAACTTGTGATGTTGATCAGCTATTTGTTGTTCTTTGTTGTGTCTATTGAAAAAGTCTAAAGCTTTTTGTTGTTCTTGAGTTACGCCGGGCCTCAACTTGATTTCCTCGTAATATTTACTCTTTGTTTCTTCCAAAAAACTTTTGGCTTTAGCAATTTCTTCTTTAAAAGCAAGTTTCTTTTTCTTTATATCTCGCTCTTCGTCCACATCTTCATCGTAAGAAAAGTCATCTTCCATTATGAAGTTTATTTCTTCTTGATCTAAGTGTGGTTTAGTATTTTTATAATATTCTCTAAGTAATGTAGCGTCATCTATTTTAGAATAGTCTCTATTTAACCTAGCATAGTCTTCAATATTCCCGCCAGTTTCTTCCATGAATGAAACTAGTTTTTCGATATTTTCAGGCAATGGCTTTCCAGTTACCTTTTCATCTCTTAAAGCTTCTTTGTATTCTTTCTTAACTTCATCTACTTCTTTAGCAACTTCTTCAGTTATTTCAGATATTGGAGATACTACTTCTTTTTCTTCTTTAACTTCAGTGGCAGTGATTTTTGTTTCGTGTGTTTCTCCCACTTTTTTGCCATCTCCGGATGGTTCGCGTACATCCACTTCCTCTGTGCTTGACTCTTGAACGGCATCTTCTTGTTTTTTTGTTAAATCTAATTTGTGAATTTTACTTGTTTGTTTTTTCAATGAAGGCTTCTTAGCCTTTATTTTCAAAGGTTTTACTTCTTCTTTTTCTGACATAATATAATATAATAATTAATAATAGCTTTTTAAGCTTATTCTTGATCATTTACTTGATCAATATCTTCTTCAACATTTTGATTTGCTTCATAAAAGTTTATAGGTAATCCATTGCTATCTCTTTGAGATATCATTTGGCTTTGTTGAGTTCCTTCTAATCTAGTTCTATTGTCTTTTCTATCTTCAATAAATTTTTCTCTAGTAGCTATTTCCTGCAGATCCATTTGTTTTAACTGCATGTCATACTGAAATTTCATTTGCATAAGCTGTTTATCTATTTCAGCCTTTTTTTGCATTTCATTAATTTCAAATTCAGACTTTGCTTTTTCAACTTGAACATTAGTTTCTGCTAAAGCTTGTTGTTTTTGCATTTCAGCTAAAGCAGCTTTTTCAGCTGTTTGAGCATTGGCTTGAGCTTGTGCTTGGATGTTAGCTTGAGCATTAGCCTGATCTCTTTTTTGCTTTCTTTTACGTCTTTCTTTCAGCATTTGATTAGCTAACTTAATATTGTTTATTTCTCTTAAATCAATAGCATCCTCTAAGTCTATAGCTTGTGTTTTTAAAGCTATTTGAATATTCTGCTCTAAAACTTGCTTTTCTTCTTCGTCTGGTTCTAAATTTAAAAATATACCAAAGTCATGTATATTTAAATCTTTTAATTCATCTAATGTAGCAACGTTGTATCTTGATATACTGTTTTCTAATGCTTGTCTAGTAAATGGAAACTGTAATGAATCAGACACTCTTAAAGCTATATTTTCACATGTTCTTGAGGTGAGATAAAGCATACCCTGCAACAAGTGTCTAGTTGCGGTATTTGAATTAGCAGCAGCTAACTTTTGTAAACCAACTAAGGCATTTTTATCTGGAGTAGACCCATCTCTTGCTTCATTAAGTCCGGTAACATCTCTTATCATTTGTAAATAATACTGATAAGTCTGTATTAAGCTTTGTATTTTAGCACCTCCAGATCCACTTTGTAATTCTTGTATTGGAACTTTACCTCTATTAGGATCTCCGTCTTGAGTTAAAGATCTACCAACTATAGAACCTGTTTGAAAATACATATTTAAAGCTTCAGCAGGGTTATAATTAGTACCATTACCTAAATCAACCTCTGCTAAACCATCCATGTCTAAATATATACCATCTGGAACAACTCTAGACAAAACTTGTTGTATTTTTAAATGAGTTAGCTGTATCATATCAGCAAAACCTGTTACTCTATTAACTAGTGAATCTATACGTCCTTTATACATTCTTGGAGCACATATGTTATAATTCATTTTAACTCTAGTTGTATCAGCATTTGGTCTAGTCATGTTTTCAGCTAAGTTCCACTTTAACATCATTGGATGTCCAAGTATCTTAGCTCCACTATATAATGTTTCTATAGTTCTAGACACTCTTTCAAAATTATCATTAACTGGAGGATTGAAAGTGTCAGGCTTTTCCAAAGCTTTTTCAAGACCAGTATTAGTTTCTTTAATTTTAAATACTTGATCTGAATAACTTTTATACTCAAAGTACAAAACTTGAACTGTTAAGTCATCATTTCTACCATTCCAATTTCTTAAATATTCTTGATTACCTGGGTACTTCTGTATAGTTTCCATTTCTTGATCTGTCAAGTGTGGAAATTGCATTTTTAAATCTGATAAAGAAACTGATTTAACTTCTCCAACGTAGTATAAATCTTCAAAATTAGGATCTTCTGTATATGAGTAAACTAAAGCAGCTGGGTCTACATATTCTACTTTAACACCTTCAGCCCCATTCCAGTTTGTTTTAACAGCTCCTATACCTAATATTGTTAGATCTTGACAAATTCTACGCCTGGTTAAGTCATACTTATTTCTATCTAAAACATCAGTTATAACTTCTTCTTCAGCTATTTCCACTGACTGCTTGTAGTCTAATTGCAAATGTAATTTTAATTCTTCTTCCGTTTCTAAACCTAATTCTTTAAACTGCTTAGAAGCAACATCGACACCTATAGTAGATTTAATTTGTTCAGCAAGATCTCTTTCTCTAACATCCCTCATTAGCGCTTTAGCATACTCAGTTCTTTTCTTAGTTGAAAAAGGGTCTACAGCATAGGCTTTTATTTCATAATTTCTTTGCGACATACCATTTACAACTATATCTACAAATTTAGATATAACAGGAACTGGCTTCCAGTCTAGATTTAAATATGATAAATCACCATTTATAGCTAATTCATCTTTGTACTTTTGTACAGGTTGTTCTCCTCTGGCATATAGTCTTAAATAGTGGTAATTATTATAATTAGTAGCATATCCAGCACCATTATTACCACGGCCACTATTTCTAAACCATTCACCTTCTATAGCTCTACCTACAGCAAGCCCGTAATCTAAAGTGGCTTTTTCTTGATCAGGAACTATCTGATCTGGAAAAGAACTATTATTAGTAGTATAAATCATCTATTTATTTTATTATTTTTGAAGTTACCCCATCGTTGTTGTATCTTTTTATTCCTAAACTAATAGGTTGGTATTTTTTTTCAGGATTAGGTCTGTATCTATTTTTATTACAGGCCATAATAGCTAAACCAGAACTTATAGTAGCATCATGTTTAGTTCTATTATTAATGTTAAACTTACCCCAATCTTCTAAAGTTTTTTGAAAATACATATCTCCATATCCATTTTCAATAGCACCTACATAGTCTTCAATATAAGATTCAATTGCAGCAGCGTGTGCCTGTTTAATGTCTTCGCTTGAATTAGGTATTCCACCTATTTCTTTTTCAGTAGTTGAAAGTTTATTCCAAACTTTGTCAGGTCTATTAATTGAAAAACCTCTATAACCTCTTCTTTTAAAATAATACAACAATCTAGGTTTATTGTTTTCTGCAAGTATAGGCATACCATAAAAAACACAAGCCATTAATATATCTTCAAAAAATATTTCAGCTGTTTGTGGTCTTGATATATATTCTAAAAAAAAGTGATTAGGCGGTGCATCTTCCATTGAAAACTTTGTAAGTCCATGTAAAGCTCCATTAGAACCTTTACCATCAACAGTGCCACTAATGTCGTAACTATCACAGCCAAAAGCTCCAATATGTTCATTACCAGGATGTCTTACTCCATTTCTTATAATCACTCGATTTTGAAGGTTTTTAGGAGGTACCCAACTAATGTTAAACCTACCGTCTTTATTTGGCATAAATAATACTTTAGTATCTTTAATGCCATTTTCCCATTGAAAACTACCTAACGTAGTTGATGTTTTATTATTTACCTCTTCGTTATAATCTATTTGTTGGTATATTTTTGTAAGATTAAAAAGACTTTGTTTAGATTCATCTCTAAATGCATGCTGCTCTGTTCTTGGAAATTGCCTATAATATTCATTTAAACTGTCTTGATCAGATTTTAAACCTTCTACTTCGTTTTCCCAATGCTCAATAACTCCCGTTGTAATTTCGTAACCATCAATTCCTTTGATTGTATCTTTAACTCTAACGAAGACAGGTAATCCATAAGTATCGATGAATCCTTCGTAGTTCCACTCCATAGGTATGAACAAGCTATAGAGTCCAGAAGATGTTTGTCCGTTTCTATTTCTTTTAGTAACGTCTGAATTATAGTATAATTTCTTAAAGTTATCTCCACCTTTATCTAAAGCATTTGATGTTGAGCCCATCATACATTTACCTACAATTCTAGAACCAAGACGTAGTGTAGTTTTCGTAACTCTCCAGTTATTTAATATATTGTCAGGTCTCTCCCATTTACCACTTTCATCGTGAGCTAACAACTTTAGCTTTTCACCATCATAAGAGTTGTCACCTGTATTTTTCCAGTCAATAGTTGTATCAAGTCCGTCTAATTCTCTAAGCTGTTCATTCGACTCAAGCTTTCTTCTAGTAAGTTTAGATGCTGGAACTCTATAAGCCAGTTCAGTTTTTGGCCGGTCCATACCATCTTGAATGGGTTTAAAAAAGAACGGGTAGTTAACTGATATGGGTACAACTTTATCCGTGAACATTTT